CGCCCCTTTACATTCTCCCCAAAGTACCTTTTTATCCTTCGTTGTAACGCATTATACGCCCGTATGAGACGTTTTTATATCTCGCCCAATACTTTATTCGTTTAAGAAATAGAATCGCTCTATGAGTCTCTCAGGACGTCTAGCAAGGTTACCTATCATATGCGTCTATCCTAGTGCTGTACTCACCCCGTTATAAAGGTGTTGCCCTTGGATTCTCATGCTGTGACTCTTGAGCGTGCATCTATACTTACTCTCTCTGGTTTAGAAGGGAACGCATATTGAGCGTATCCTTTTCTTTATTCTCATTCCCATTGCTGTATCACATGAGTTTGTTATTCATCTCATCCAACTCCTTTGCTATTCATCCTGAGTTGATTGTTCTCTGATTCAGTTCTTTATCTCTCTATCCATTTCAGTATCTCTATTTGAATTTAATAGACTAAGGTAAAGGACTTCATTCTATTTGATTTAACAGACAGATTCTCTTTTTAATTCCCTTTTCATTTTTTTAAAAAATCCCTCGAAAATGCAATTTGCGAGTATATATTATTTATTCTTATCATTCTTTATCATTCTTGTTTATATCCGCTCACTGTTACCTAGCTGTTACTTTACTGTTACCCCAAACATTTTTGATAGGCTCTAATCCCCTGATATATAAGGGTTTAAGGTGTTACCCTGCTGTTACCCCAAAACGAATGTTGTAACTTTTTTGTAACCTTTTTATGAAAACGACTTTTTCCGTTTTCATAAGCCTTTAAATACGTCTCTGGGAAGCCAAATTCTTGTCTTTGTTTATTCGATATAAGATGTTTACATGGTATAAATCGAATAGTTCTAACTGCCTCTAAATTAACGTTTATAAGTCAATTATTTGATCAGTATCTTATTGTTGGTTTCATCGAATGAACTTAGTAATGACCCTTTTACTACATGTGTAAAAACACTTTCATTTTCTATTTACACGTGCAATAACATGTGTTATAATGAATTTAGAAAGGAGGTAAACATGGTCAACCTCAACAAAGCATACTCATCGAGAGAGGTTATCAAAATCTTAAAAGAGGATGGCTGGATACATAAAAACACCGAAGGCGATCATTGGCACTTTATTCATCCCACTAAAAAAGGAAAGGTGACTGTACCCCATCCGAAAAAATGCTTGAAACGCCGAACAACAAAAAGTATCTTTGAGCAGGCAGGGCTGATTTAAGCCCTGTCTCTCCCAAGGAGGTTTATATATATGAAATACATTTACCCTGCTGTTTTTAGTCCTGGTGAGCCGGACGAAGGAGGCTTTACTGTCACATTCCCTGATCTTCCTGGATGCATCACAGAAGGTGATGATCTGGAAGAAGCCCTGCGCATGGCAAAGGACGCTTTAGGCGGCCACCTCTATCTGATGGAAGAGGACGGCGACGAAATACCTCGTTCATCACAACCAGACTCTATACAGCTTGAAACTGGAGAATTTGTTTCTCTAATTCAGGCTAATACAGATTTCATCCGCGAAAGGATTCAGAGTAAAGCCGTGAATAAGACCGTCACTCTTCCAAAATGGCTTAATGATGTAGCAGCGGAAGAAGGCATTAACTTTTCTCAGACTCTTCAAGATGCATTAAAACAAAAGCTTGAAATCAAAGACTTCTCCTAATGGGGAAGCTTTTGACAGATCATATACTTTAATTTCGCGCTATTGCAGCATTCGCCCACATCACAACTTGTTCTAAATTTGTTAGGCCCAATGATTTTTCCCGGCTGTTCGGACAAAGGTCATCAATCAGGCAAGCCAGTTCTTTTGCTTTTTCTCGGATTGCCGTATATTTTTCGGGTTGTCCCTCTTTTGGTGCGTGGTATTTAAAGTTATTTTCAATTTGTTGTTTCATCCTTTTACCTCCAAAATTAAAATAGAAAAAGAGAGGAACCAGAATCGGTACCCTCTCTTTCTTTGTGGCCATGCTATAAATATAACTTATCAAAAACAAAATGACTGATACAAAAACGTTATTTTTTTTGGAAAAATCCCGAAGAAAATTCGAATTGGTTTCTGTGTTTCAAAACATGTTACATTGGAGATGTGGTTTGAAACACGTAAAATTAATCTTTAACAACCCCAAGAGGAGTTATGACATCTATTTGACCTTCAGAATCTACTACAATCCTTTGAATAAGTCTGCTAAGTATTATTCTGGTTTTTTCCACATCATCATAATTCCCCATCGTTACTAACTCGTCTACACTTTGCTTTATTTCTTTTCTAATTTTTTCGAAATCTTTGTCATGTCGTTCATTTTCAGTTAGTTTAATTACCTTTTCTTCAAGCTGTAAGATTTCTTTTTCGTATTCTTCCTTTTCAAATCCGTACTGTTTTTCATCTATTTCTCCTAACATCTTACTTTTTCGCAATTCGAACAATAGTCTCCGGTTTGATTCTATAAGCTTGTTAATTTTATCAATCTCTTTTCCAATGTTTTGATTAATACTGCTAACGAAATTGATACTGTACTCTGATCCAGTTTCGCTATCAATCATTTTGTTTAATTTTTCAACGACCCACGAAATAACCTCGTCTCTAAAATCGTAATAAGGAATCCACTTGTCATTAGGGCATCCGGAAGCACCGTGTCTTCTACGCTTACTACAAATCAAATACCTATATTTATCTGGTTTTTTGCAACTAGCTGTGACCATTGCAGACCCACAATGTTTACAATAGATAATCTTTGCAAAAACGTTGACATATTTCCTTCTCCCCCCTCTCTTTCCTCCACCTCGAATTTGCCTTATTTCTTGTGCTTTCTTATATAGCTCTTGGCTTATAATCTCTTGGTGCGTTCTTTTCTCACTTTTTTGCCAAAGCTCTTGATCTTTTTTGACAAGTTTTCGTTTTCTATCACCAATATTTTTTAAATTTGTATAAACTTTTTTGATTTCGTACTTTCCATAAACGTTGTACCCAGTATAAATTTCGTTCTGAAGTATCCTTTGAACACTTGTTATTCCCCAAGTGCCTCCCTTTGCTGAAGGGATAGCATTTTCATTTAAGTGCTTTGTTATTTCTTTTTCACCCATTTTTTTATTGACATAGAGATCAAATATCTCTCTCACCACTTTTGCTTTCTCTATATCAACAATTAGTGTTTTTCTTCCTTCGATATTTACTTTTTGATATCCATAAGGAGCTATATTCCCTATGAAGTTTCCCTTTGCTGCGGATTGCTTGATACCACGTTTAGAAGCAACACTAATCTGTTCACTTAATTTTTGATTCACTACTGATACAATACCAAAAAGCATTTCGTTATCTTCAACTTGGGAATCATAAAAATCTTCGATTGAGATCACTCTAATACCTAAAGCATTCACAAATATTCGTTTCAAACTTATAGAGTCAAGTGCATCACGGGAAAACCTGGACAATGAAGAAAAAAGGATTGTATTGAACAATCCTTTTTGAGCATCACTTATCATTTCTTGAATCTGAGGCCGAGCCACAATAGAAGTTCCTGTATCACGATCTTCATAAATTATTAAATCAGAAGTATCTAAATCAATTTGTTTACAATGTTCAATACAAGCCCACTTTTGGTGCTCAGGGCTATCCTTTTGAGATTCTTTTGTAGTCGATACCCGAACATAAATTGCTATTTTGTTTTTCATAACTATATACCCCTGTTATATAATGGCTAATTGATTTTTCAATATCATTATATTCTATAGAATCATACTGGGACAAGGCGGTGTTTATCTTTTCTTTAATTAAATCCTTTACTATCTCATTAAGTTTGCCTTCTGCCTCATCGCAGGGGATATACCTAATTGTAAAAGCCTTCTTTTTTTTGCCCACTTGGATCACCCCAATATTTATCGTATGATGCATTCTAGGCAAATTTAACTTCCGGTCTCGTACTTTTTTTCAACCGCCACATTCAAAGCCAAGGCCAGTTTGTAAAAAGCTTTCCACCTTATTTTTGCGTATGTTTTTTCGCTGATTGGAGGATTAAAAACCTGGTTATAGATGACATAATCAAACACATAATCCTGCTTCAGATAACGTTCGCGAATCAGTAGCTGCTCCTTGGGATGAAGACGGCTGACCGCCCTATCTATCCGTTGAATATGTGCCATTCTGGATGCCTGAGTATCTACGTTGTAAATTGCTACATCTGCTGTACTATCGCTTGTAACGTTTGTCGGACCGTGAAAACGTTCCGTATATGACGATGTGGTCGATGCTTCTTTTTCTTCAAAGGTCACCGCCTTGAAAATGCGGTATTTCTCAAATTCAGCCTCAAGCGCTTCTTGTGTCTTTTTTCTGTCGAGTTCCGGTAGAAAACAATTGCTGCTCATGGGTTCACTCCTTTTTATGGAGGTGGCCCCGGTAACCCGGGGCAGTATGATTAGAATGGCAGTTCGTCGTCAGTATCTTTTGTTTTGTCCGGCGTTTCCACGTCCTCAATTGTCACCTGATCCTGGTCTACCTCAACGGTTCCATCAGCTTTTACCGTATATTCCAAACCTTCATCTTTCTCATAATATTCCTCAATCGACATCTGAGAGGGTTTGAGCATCAGCAGAACATTTCGTCCAGCGCGCTTATATAATTCCAGTGCTTTCTCTTCGCTATCTCCTTTGAGAGCCAGTTTCATCACGGTTTTCTTGCTATCACGTTGGAGGTTCATGAATTCTGCGGAGACCTCTTCGGTTAGCCCGGGAAGATTGAAGATGACAATGGTTCCGGCCATCTCGACAAGTTTTTGAGCATTGCCATCATCCTCATTGCCTTTCAACTCAAATTTCAGAACCTCTTTCTTATCATCTCTTTGCATGGATTTAAAAAGGACATTGATTTCAATAGACATAGTTTTATCGCTCCTTTATATGAATGTGGTTTTGATCTCTTGTGCGCCTCATATAGGCGTTATAGAGTTAATATGAATATTTGTATTGCTTCATCTAGAAAACCTCTTAAACGGGCTAATACGACGTTGTAGAGACAATTAATCTTCATGGTAGGATTTCATGTCGCAAACTTCTTGTGTTTCTTCTTCTCAGGCGGAAACAAAATAGATTGAAGGACTTCCGCCTGGTAAGATGGTATATTCATGTCCTGCCAGACCCCGGAGTTCTGGACGATGTATAGAAAGCGGGCAATCTGTGCTAATACATATGCATCTATAACATTGTGGCTACTGTGTTCATACCCGTAGATCCTTTTAACAGCATCCTTCATAGCTTCCTTTTTTTCTTTGTCTTTCAACATGCGTTTATTACCTATTTCTCCAACCCAAGATGATACAGCAACAAATTTTTTCACTTGGTTTGGAGCGGGTTCATAGTATTTCATTCCCCGTGAATCCAACATCATTCGGATTCCCCAGCCGATTCCTCCGTTTTGCACTGCTTGTTGTGAAGCAAAACCAAAGCCTTCGATACAAATAAAGTCATCTGCTTGTACATGCTCTTTCACCTCGTGGATAAGGGTCCGCATCCGTTTTGGGTCGACTGATCCAATGCCTGTCAGCTCTTTTGCCCGTAGCACGTTTCCTGTTAGGTCCAGTGCAACGAATCCGGTCTTGGTCGAAGGGTCAATCCCCACGAATCTCATAGATTCACCTCTTTGCGGCTTACCTGGCTCCATGGAATTAACCTAGCAATCTTGCCATACATAGGCCGATGGATTTTGTATTTTGGACTAAAGTTGCCGTAATACTGCTGAGTCTCTTCTTTGATGGCATCGCAGTGCCATTTGCAAAGGGGAACCAGTGCAAACGTTTCTTGTGCTGCCTTTTTGCATCCGGGATATTCACACTTATTCATCTTCTGTACCTCCTAACAAATGAGGGTGTTGGTACATGTTTCCTACTACGGTGGCATAAGGTAATACGTGATGCAGTAACCAGCTACCACAGCATATTTCCATCCGGTCACTGTAGCCGACTCTATACATGCCATCTATTCCAATGAATCTGTCAAAGGGATGATTTCTAATTTCTACTATGTCATCTTCAAATATTTCCTTGCCGTTTCGGTCATAAAATCCGGTAAATTGCATCAGCGGTGAGAAATCTTCTTTGCTTTTTCCATTGACCATTGTGAGCATATCTAGTAGATGTTCCTCGTGGATCAAATCTTCCATATCAAACATTTTTAATGTTGGTAAATAGCACGCACGAAACTTGATTGGTCTATTCATCCGTTCTCATTCCTCCTTTATTCGTCCACTCGCTCCCAGTATAGGCTTATATATCCCAGGGCATATTCATCGACAATGTCATAGATTCTTTCCTCAGCCTCTTCTGGTGTGAGTCCTTCCAATTCCTCATCATCAATTTCAATTTCGTCTTCTTGACAGGCACCTGGATACCCAATGCTGAGCGTATATTTTACTTTCATAGATGGTTCTCTCCTTGTATTTGATCATTTATTGCTTTTATTGCCGCTAGAAACGGATAAACTTGATAAGGGCTTACAGCGTTTCCTAATGATCTAAGTCTGTCCACTTGATCGGGAACCCCATTATGAGTTCGCAATAATTTGGGTTCATATACTGTGGATCTTCTGGCCCATGTCTCAATGCTTCCATAGTGAATGATCCTTTGTATTTGAAACTGCCTCTGTATCTGTCTTTCGCTGCTCCTTTCCCCATACTTGCTGTTGGAGTTGGCAAGTATAAATATCCTGTCTCTTCGGTGTATGGCCCCGACGGCACAAGCTGGAACAATAAATGCTTGCGTGGTGTATTCAAGATTTTCCAAGTCAGATAGCACATCATCGAGCCCCAAAGTGATGTGCCCAGCAACATTCTCACCGAGGAACCAATGGGGCCGAATTTCCTGTAGGAGCCGAGCAACTTCTGGCCAGAGGTGACGGTCATCTTCCTTGCCTTTTCGCTTCCCGGCATTACTGAAAGGTTGGCAAGGGTATCCTGCGGAAATAAGGTCAATTGTTCGATTTCTTGTGATGATTCCATCCTGTTCTAACACCTCTTTTGTAAGTGTGCGCACGTCATCGTATAGGGGAATGTCGGGCCAATGCTTTTTCAGGACTTTTTGCGGAAAGGGTTCCTTCTCACAAAAAGCAGCTGTTTCAATACCGGCCCATTTAGCGGCAAGATCTATCCCGCCTATTCCACTGAAGAGGCTCAGTTTTCTCATTGTCCCTTACCTCTGAATATCACAATAGCGTTAGGAAACGGTGCATTATGAGGGGAACCGCCGAATTTAAGACGCCCTTTTATAAACCGTACCTCTCCTTTTAAACAATAGTCATGCCACCATTTTGTATCTGTTCGTGACGGCACCAAACATACAACTGTTGCCCCTTCCAATGACGATTCATATGCTTTGGCAATCCATGCTCCAATCTGGCGACCATACGGTGGATTCATCCAACAAACGCCTTTCCAGTTCTGTAATAAACCATTATCATCCGGGCTAAAGAAACGTTCACACTTAGCGTTTTCTGGCACTGCACAAACATCTAATGTAAAACCGAATTCCGCATGTAATTTATCAAAAAAATCTTGAGGCGTTTCCCACATATCCGTTTTGGAGGAATAATGAACTGCCATGGTATTGCTCACTTTATCCCCTCCCTACCTGTAAAAGTATTAGGCCGCGTTTGCTGCTTTTTCCGATTCTTTGCCAGCCGGCTTTTTTAAAACAGCAACCAGGATTCACACTATTGATCTTCTTCGGATCAACATACGTAATGATTCCATCCACTGGCGGTGTCCCCCACTCGCCAATAGTTGCATCAACCGCTAATTTTATTAGGAAAGAACTAAGATAATTAGATTCATTCCGAAAAACCGTACATTCCCAAGCGTCCAATCCATCGTCCCTTATGCCAGACCATGTGACCCAAACGGCGTTTCCCAAGGCTGTTCTCAGGACTAAATTTCTTCCCGGTCTTGTGAACATAGGATGTCCTATCGTTTGTCTGGAATAGTGCCTATCTGCCAGCAGCCGACATGAACTATCACCTTTGTGAGTCAGTATCCAAGGACCATAGTTAGGGATATCTAGCATTAGTTGGTTCACTCTATCCCCTCCCTACTCCCAACGACCAATTCTAGTTAAATCTTTCATAAAACGTTCCGTATCCATCTCAACTGATGCTATATGTGCAATATCAAAGTAACTGCGAAGTAGATGTTTTCCTTTTAACCCGATCACAGACCCGATATGATAGATATAACCACTATTCTTCCAATCACACTCGCCTTGAAACAGCATCAGCCCATAAGATTTAAATTGATCACGCAAACGAAAGATGATTTTATCCCAATCCTTTTCAGCAAAGGACACCTTTCCGTTTTTGTACCAAGCCAGCGCTCCATAATCTGTACTATCTTCCGGGTCAGATGTACATGGACGTTCTCCGGTTTCAAGCTCCAATTGCTGCTCGTATGTCAGCAAGGCTTCATGATAGATATTAACGTGATAGTAGTATCCCTTATCTTCTATTTTAGGGTTGTATTTCATTTCTACTCCCTCCTAATCATTGAAAAAGAAATCCAGGTTCTTCTTTTTCTTGGGTTCTTCTTGTTTTTCTTGCTGTTGTTTCTCTTCTGGCTCGGGTGCACCAGCATAATTCCACCCGAGTTGCTTATATATGACGTGCAGCCCCGGGTACATCTTTGCAAGCTCTCCCCGCCGATACTCCCGAACGCGCTGACTTACAAAGTCGTAGGTTTTCAGCATCTTTTTTCTTGTTTCTTCGTCCAGCAATGGGTCTTCAATCTCGATGCTCTTGGAAACAAGCCACTTAAGGGAGTTCTGATACTGTTCCTCGTTTTCAATCCTTTTCCCCATAATCACTCCGCCTTTTTGGGAAGTTCCACGTATCTTTGCACCCACCATTCAAACTTATATTTGAACCTGTTCTCCCCGACATTTCTACCTTTGGCAAAATAGGAGCGGATCACTTTTGTGTTGTTTTCCTTCTCCCCGTTGTGCCAGAGGAATTCTACTACATCGGCATCTTGTTCGATTGAGCCTGATTCTTTTAGATCGGAGAGCATTGGTTCCTCTCTCTTTTCACTCTCTCTTGTCATTTGGGAGAGCATAACAAAACAGAATTTGTATTTTCGTGCCATCTGTTTGGCCGCAGATGTAACGCTTCCTATAGCTTCTGCTCTGTTTTGGTTTTTCTTCTGTGGAATTTTCATAATCTGCAAATAGTCCACAAACACAGATGCCACCTTTCCATACCTCTTTTTGAACCTGCGAACCGTGGCCTGAACTTCCTCAATGGTCACTGATGCTTTGTCCTGAATATAGATGGGAAGCGAATCTAACGTATCAAGGGCTTTTTCGATTTTCTCCCACTCTTTTTCTGTTAGTTCCTCTTTTTTCTGAGTGAGTCTGATATAGTTGACTCCGGATATGTTCGAAACCAAGCGATCTTTGAGTTCATTCGCGCCCATTTCCTGTGAGAAGAACAGGACACACCCTCCGTTTGGATTGTTTTTCGCAACACCGTAGGCAAGTTGTAATGCCTTTGCTGTTTTCCCTACCGATGGCCTCCCTGCAAGGATATACAACCATCCCCGCCAGAGCATTGCCCATTCGTCAAACTGTTTAAAGCCGGAATAAAGCTTTTCTGCTTTGCTTTTGAGGTGCTTCCGATAGTCCTCCCGGGTCTCAGACATGGATTTCATTTCCCCAGACTCTTGAGGGCGGATATTCGTCACCAAGTCTTCCACAGCAGAAAACATATCTTCATCTGTTTCATAGTCGCCTTCTGCAACTTCCCGGATCTCTTCCGATAACTCAAGCATCCGTTTTCGATGACCATTCTTCCTAACAATTTGAGCAGAGTTTACAACGGCTGCCTTTGACGTGCTGGCGCAAGCTGCTACCAGTTGAGAGAGATATTCTACTCCGCCTATCTCATGGAGCCTCTTCCTCCGGTTGAATATTTCCGTCATGCTCAGCACATCTACGGGCTTGTCAATTCCGTCCAAATACAAAGCCACTTTCCAGATCAGTTCATGTCGTTCCTGGCTAAAATCTCGCGGCTCCAAAAAGCGGATGTCATCAATACGCTCTGAATCTATTAGAATGGCACCAAGAACAGACTGCTCCGCAAGGATATTTCCCTCAATGTGGTTTGAAGGTGAATGCTGCTGGGTCATTTCCATCTGCCACCCACTCCCTGAATGCTTCTTCTTTCTCTATTTCTAGCTGTTTACTTCTGCTCATTTTGACTGGCTGTTGCTTGCCTTTTCCTGCTCGCATTTTGATAGCCAAATCTCTAAACTTATCTCTGAGCTTTTTCGCACTCAGGATGTTTGTTTTCCAAAACGAATCCTCAGTAACCCAGTCCATGACTTCTTTTGCAAGCTTTTTATCTATCTTGTCAATCTCCACAATCTTCCGAAATTCATCCGCCCATTTCTGCATATCTGCTTTTAGGACTAAATGTTGCAACCCTTCGGCTTCAGCAACAGCAGATACCCGGTCATAGAAATAAATTGCCATTTTGTAGTAGGTACTGTCCTCCGGGTATATCTTTTTCTTGCTCCTTTTCTGAGGAGCCGGATCATTTAAGGGCTTTGCATTATCTTTTTCCTCATTCTCTTGGTAAATCTCGTAGTTCAAAATGGAGATAAGCGTATACTGCCTGTTTCTTTTTCCCCTATCGATTTCAATCATTCCGTTTTTGACCAGCCAGTCCAACACCACTGAAACTGATTTTGGGTTTGGCTCCTTCCAGATCATCCCCTCATACCAGCCGATACCGCGCGCAATATTCCGAACAGATGTCATATGCTGACCTCTTTGGATAGAAAGCCGCGTTCCATCCGAAAGCGGAATTTCATTGTCCTGGTGATTGGCCATGTATTTTAGGTACTGCCACACCCGGTGATACAGGGGCGGCATTAACCATATGTCAGATTTCAGTTCTTGTCGGTAATCCTTAATGTACCCCTGCATTCACCTCACCTTCTTTAAGCCTGTTTACAAAAGGGAACAACCGCATGTAATATGCGCTTTGTCAGTATTTCGGCATCCTTCGGATCACTTCCAGCTGACGGCTCAATAAACCAAGCATCCACTGCTTCCTGAATGGTCATTCGAAGAGCGCCATCCCGTTTTTCTTCTTCCAATTCTCTTTTTGTTTTCTCAAGCTGTTCTTTCAATTCGTTATATTCTGTCTCAGAATAAATTTTTTCTTCTGGAAGTTCGATGCAATAGAAACCGGGGATTTCCATCCCAGAGTGATCTCCGGCGATAATTTGATATGCATCATATTTAAGAGGCATTGAAAATTTCCTTACTACGAAAATCTCACCCTTGCACAGGATTGTTTGACCGGACTCATATTCTTTAATCATTCTGATTTTCATGCAATTACCTCCAAGTGATAATGTGTGCCCTCGTTAAATCCTTTTCTGGAAAGGGCTCGTTTTACCGTTGCCTCTGCCAGTGCTGGCAGGTTGTTGTTGTTTGAAAGATGGGTAAGGTAGATATGCTCCCCTCTACCTTTCACAAGCCGTTTCAATGCTTCTACTGTCTGATCATTGCTGAGGTGGCCAATGTGCGATAGAATGCGTCCTTTGACGCTATTTGGATAATTCGACATCTCTACCATGTCGGGATCATGGTTTGCCTCAACAATAAAAATTGATGAACCTTCCATCATTTTCAACATGTCGTCATCTACTTTCCCGGTGTCCAGAACCACACAGCAACGTTTCCCAGAACAATCCTCTATGGCGTATCCTAGCGGCTCGTAGGCATCATGATGGGTACGGAAAGGGGAAAGTTTGATCTCGCCAAGATCAACCACTGTATAAGCCCCAGAATGCTTCGTAATAAACCTGCAAAGATCATCATCTACCGTATTGATATTTTTCCATTCCCCTTCCCCGGCATAGACCGGAATTTTGTATTTATTTGCAAGCGGCAAACCTTTTACATGATCCGCATGAGCATGAGTAATGAAGATAGCTTTGATTTTGGTAGGATCAATGTCGTTTTCTAGTAGTCTCTTTTCTATTTTTGTTTTTGGTAGACCAGCATCTATTAAGATGCCAGTCTTACCCGATTGAATGTGAATGCAATTACCTGATGAGCCAGAGGCTAATATTTTCACGTTCATATTGTTTTCTCCTTAGATCGGCAGCGCGTCATCATCCGCAGACTGCTTTTCCTGAATGTGCAGATCCATGACTTTCAGAAGTCCCGTCATTTCTTGGACAGTCGGCTTATCTCCCTTCTTTTTGCAGTGCTCAGAAAGGTATGCCTCCATTTCTTCTTTTCCCGTAATGCCGAGCTTCTTGAATTTTTCTTTCATTTCACCCCGAAGTTTTTTTAGTATTTTGTCTTCTGATTCAGCAGTAGTTTGCTGTTTGGGCTGTTCTTTTTCTTGCTTCTGTTCAGTGTCAGTAGCATCGACTTCATGAGTGATATCTTTGCGCGGCGAAGGCTCATATGCAGGAATTTCCTCAGACGCGGTTCGGTACGGTTCATCATCCCCGAATTCCAAACCATATTGCTTCTTTAAAGCCCTTTGTTCCACATGCTTCCCAAACATATCCGCCGTCCACTTATTCCAGTTATCTTTGTTCTGCCCCGTAAACATGTGATCTACCTCAGTACGATCCATTACTACGGTTACCGGGCGATACCCATCCCTGTAAGCGATAGAATACGCGCCGATGATTTTCCCGCGAGGGAACCCTATCTCATGTTCAAACACTTCTAGTTCCTTTGTCTCGGGATTTTTGCTGACCTTGAATTCATCGTTTTCACAAACCATCTGCGTATCTGGTGGCTGAAATCCTTCTTTTTCCCGCGCTTTTGCTAGGTATGCTTCTGCAGCAAATTGTATTCTGGCTGTATTTCCATATTTGATGAAGAAGATTTCATTTTTGAATGGATCTAGTCGATATGTTGCAGCCTTATGAGCAAAAAGCATAAATTCAGCATCACTAGCTGTAGGACATATGGATGTGCGAATTACCTGTAAAACTTCCGGTTTAAAAGCTTCATTTATTTCTGGGGTTAAAGTAATCTGGTTAGTTGCCATTCTCAAAATCCACCTTTCGCCTTATCTAGTCCTTTTCTAATCTGGTTTTTCACGTTGGCCCATGCCCTGGTATAAACTTCTTGCACATCATCTTCAGGATCGACAGACATCGTAACTGCCGCATCTACTTTTAAGTTTTCATAGTTTCCTAAATTCTTGGTAAACGTGAAAGCTACATGGATTTCTTTAGTTTTGCTCATTCACTTCTTCCTCCATTTCTATGGTCAATTCTTGCCCTGGAACAACTCGGCTCACTATAAGCTGCCCATTTGGCTGTTTGAAGCGTGTGATAGATTCGGCATTATCCACCATGCAAGGAGCTATGATTTCGGACTGTTGGCTCAAAACGTCTCTGAGTTCTAAGCCTGCTCTGATAGATTCAGAGAGAGACAGTTTCCGGTATGGCTTTCCGTCCATTTCTATTTCAAAGTCCGGCTTGATCTCACCGTCTGTTTTGTTGGTTTTAAACAGTCTGAGTGAAAGAGTAGTGAATAGTGCTTGTACCTTGTCCGCCATCATTTCAGCCTCTTTGGCGGAAAAAGCTTTAATAGCATCTATGATGAAGATGGATTCATTGAGGCTTGCGAGTGTTGCTTCTTCATCTTTCTTTGCTTTTGCAAGTTGTTGCTCCAGTTGGGCATATTTCTGGTTTTCCTGAATGTGTTCCCATAGTTTCATGCGTTCCCTCTCAAATTCCCGCATTTGATCAAGTTGATCTGAGATGCCGATATACGCATATTTTTCAAGATCTTGTTCAAGCTTTTTCCGCTTTTCAACTACAGAAGCATACTCTTCTTTGAACTGATCCACTCGCTGTTGTTTTTCTGCCTCCGCTGCTTGGCGTGCCTCATCTTGGAGAGGTTGTTTACATACCCGGCAAATATCCTCAATTCTTTCATCTTTGAGCTTTTCATACTGCTCCTTCATCTCATCTCGCCGCTGCATTAGGGAGCCTATGTTGTTCTTGATACTATTGATTAATTGGTTGTTTTCGTCAGCTGATTCTATGATTTTGTCAATTTCTTTGATTTGTTCCGTTAATTTGTCCGCCTTTTCCTTAGCAGCCTGTATGTCAATTGGTTGAGGTTGTTGATCGAACTGTTCTTGCAGGGTTTTAGTCCGACTCTGTGCGGCAATGTAGGCTTTATCTTTTTTGTTCTTGTTGTCACGATGGATTTTTTCTAAGTCAGCTAAAGAGTGTTTTTTCACCAGAGCGGCCAACTTCTCGGTTTGCTGGTTCGGAAGCTGGGCGAAAACCTCTTTGTTTGCAGGAGTCGAAACATATCTGAGCAGTAGTTCCCTCTGTTCACTCCACTTAAGAGTAAAATAGTAGGAAGGATTGTATAATGATAGGAACAAATCTTTGTCGAATAGGGATTTGACAAGCTCCTCATATTCTTTGGCTTTGGCTGGAACCTCGTTAATGTAGTAGGTTGCTTTTCCCTTCTCTATGCCGCGGCCAAGAAGAACATCCTTCTCATCCACGGTAAAATGCAACTTTACTAATGTATGATCGTATTCATAATTAATCGGCGTTGGGTCTGACTTGCTTCCCAACACGTCCACGCTATACAATAGCCATGGGATTGCTTCTAAAATAGAAGATTTCCCTTTTGTGTTGTCGCCCGTGATCTTCGTCATCTCGCCAAAGTTAACGGTCAGATCACGGTGCGATTTGAAATTGTGAAGAAACAATGTTTTAAACGTCACTATCAATTGGTTCACCCCCTTTCCCTGAATCGTTTAAGATGCGTTGGGTAGTTGCCCGGATGGTTTCCTGGGCTCTACAATCGGCCACCATTCGGAGTACTTCCCGTCCCTTTAATAAACCAGTAGCATAAACCACGCCCGATGATCTTCCCGTCTCTTTGAAGAGTGTTTCTGATAGAGTCATATCCATTCCCCTTTTCTTAATCAATCCGCGCTTCCAGTTTCCTGATTGCCTGTCTTAATTGACCCAAGTCATCAATCAGCCCCAATTTGTTTAATGCATTTGATGCATTATCACCCTGACCAATTTTACTAATATTAAAATCTAATCCAATGGCTACCTCTTGTAGATGTAGGAGGATTTCTCTTAAATGTTCTCCGTGCCTTGGCCTTGGTATATTAGATCCTCCTGTAGGGGGTACAGATTTACCATCTTTGAAATACTGACGCAATTCCTCATAAAGTACATCCGCTGTTCCGCTGATGAGCTTTAATCTATCTGGCGAACTATTGTGTACCGTGATCTCAATGGAAATTTCTTCGCCAGTTGCTTCAAAAGCAGCGCTTTTCTTTAGATTGACTGTGCTATTTTCATTCATTTTTGTTTTCTCCTTTCGAGTAATCCACTTCATGCTGTCTCTCCTTCCTTAAACTTGTTTACAAAATAAACTTGCCCTTTGCCTGTTACCTTGGGTGTTTTATTAATGGTGACGTGTCCATCACTATGCGTCACGGAGGTTTCTTTAATTTCAAAGAGTCCCATTTCCATTGCCCGTTGCGTTGGCATGTTGTAGTCCGTTCCTTTGCGTTTAATAAGGTATCCGTTAGCACGCATCCATTCAAAGAGCCTGGTTCCTCCCGTTTGAATACCGTTTTGCTTCAATATCTTTGCCAACTCTCCAATCAATATGGATGTTTTACTCGCTGACACGGCATCTGCAAACAATACCTTTGGCTTGTCTGACTTGACCTGAGCTTCAAGCTGCCGCCTAGCTTCACGTTCTTCTTTTAGCTTTGTCGCCGCTTGTATGAGCAAGTCTGGATTATCCAAAAGCTCATCAGTCGCATACATGCCTGTTTTGCGGATTGCCGGCAACACTTCGTGAGTCACCCAACGCTTAAATTTCTTGGATTCGGGTTTGCGGCTTGAAAGAACTAAGGAATAAAGTCCGGATTCATTTAAGACTTGCATTTGTTGCGCTCCGCCAAGGGTGTCGATTGAAACTACGCCCTTCTCATCCTCATCCATTCGACTAAGAGCGTCGCGGTTATTTTTAATTTCCAATACGCCACAAACATCTTTTGCAACCCACCACGGATGCCCGTCTTTCATAATCACGCGAACATCTTTTCCGGTGAAGTTAAACACTTGTAATTGATTCATTCGCCTACTCCTTTCTTTTCACGCAGCCTTTTTGTATCCATTCCGGGCGTGGGAAATATTCTTCATTACCTTCAATCAGGAATCCTATAGGTACCTTTTCCCCTTCCTTTCTATCCGGCATCTTGGATTCAGCTTTTTCTGTCCATACCCACGGGTTCGGTTTAGCTTTTTGGTTCATTTTCGCGCTCCTTCAACCACTCTTTCAAAAATTTGACTTCATTTTGAATCTGCTTTTTGATAAGTGTTGCTAATTCGCCGTCCGCTAAATCCTCATAAATGCGTTTCCCGTCCTCGTCGTGGACATGAAGCCATCCTTTATAGTTGTCTAGAGTTGTCAAACGCACCTTAAGTTGTTCAAGACGTCTTTTTACAGATGCAAGGTTTGGTTCATTCATTCAACTTCAGCTCCTTTTTTATTTGCTGAGCAGTTCGAGCTGTTTGGGTCTTGCTTGACCACACCATACATTGGATTCATCGACGAGCGTCACATAAGTAGCCCCATGTCGAAACCAGAACCCACCCACTTTGTAAATATGATCATCTGTACACTCGACGAGATGTACTCCCCTATCAGGGTGGTAAGTGCCTCCACCACTAAGCAGCCGCACCGTATCCCCCGGATTAATATTCATTCTTCTTCAGCTCCTTTCGTATAGAATTGCTTCTCTATGAAACAAACTTAGAATCATAAATCTTTTCAATGGCTTTGTTTAAAATTGAGGTTGCTTCGCGAATTGTAATATCTTCATCTTGTAGAACTTTTACAAATTCAGAAGCAATCTCTGTTTTTCTCCTGCTAATTGCTCTATCAATAAACTGCTGTTTTACAAAATCAATGTCACACCCAACGGTTGCTGACATTTCACCAATGTTTTTAAAACCAATTTCATTCACAAAACTATTTCCATCCCTCAAATCAACCATTTGATCATCACGATATGGAACGTCTGTTATTTCAATCTTCTCCAGCAATTCTTTTAAGCGTTGGTTTTTTACTGTTTTTACGTTTAATTCATTCATGCAATGAGTTCCTTTCTTATAGGGATTGGTTAGTTCCGGTAATCAGAATTACTGATTTTTTCTTCTTGTAGTTGTATCCCATCGAGTTTTATAATCGCGCCTTGACCTAGTTTTAGCGGTTGCTCTTGACTTTCACTCTCAGGAGCAGCCTGGCTCTTTCCATGACCAGCAGAGTCATCAACGCAAATCTTTTTCAAATGATGTAAGGCTCGGATAGAATCGCATATTAAAGCTAAACCTTTACCGTCGAATTCTTTACCGTTTCTAAAATCCTCAGCTGCTTTTGCTACACAACCTACATAAGCCTCTGTTAATGATGAACATAGCTTTTTAAATTCAGTGTTATTCATATGACTTTCCCTTTCGTTTTTTTAATGTTAGGAAGCATCTGCTTTTACGTTGTATTGGATGGCCATTTCCCATGTTGCTTCCCGGTCATCGTTGCTACTTCGCGGCTATCAATTAACAATAGACCGTTTTATGCTCCTCGCTTTTTTGGGATCACTTTTATTTCCAATTCCAGTACTTTGCAAACTTTTTCTATAGATACTTCGTTCCATCTCCTTTGCCCGGCGAGTAAATCGTAAATATGCTGATAACTGTATCCTGTTGCCCTTGCCAAGTCCGATTTTGTTATATGCTTCTTTTCCATTTCTGCTTTAACCTCATTTGTGAAAATCATTGAGAATCACCCCCCCTCGCAAAAACAATTATCAAACAAATAGCTTTATTTATCAAACTCTAAATTAACGCAAATAGCTGTATTTTTTCTTTAGAATGAGGTAATTACAGCTAAATGCTTTGTTTATTTAAAAATTACAGCTATTTGCTTGTTGTTTTTAAAAAAATAAAATGTTAACATATAAGCAAATAGCTTGATTATGAATGGAGTGTATAAAGATGAACAACAAGTTACCAAATAGAATTAGGGAACTCAGGAAAAGGAATAACATGTCTGGAGTGGTCATATCCTCCAAGCTTGGGATTTCAACGCAGTATCTTTATGACATTGAAAGGGGGAAAAGAACACTAAGTGCAGATATGGCGAGTAAGCTTTCAGAAATATTCAATACTACTACTGACTATTTACTAAGAAAAACAGACATAAACTTATACGATTGGATACCTTCTCCCGCCGAAGAGGCAGAACAAGAAGAATTAAAAAAATCCCCCTCATTTAACAATGAGAAGGAATTTTTTGAAGAATCACTCGATCTGTCAGATGAACAGATCAAAAATAAATTTTCTTTTACAATCGATGGTCGCGAACTTTCGGAAGAAGAGTATCAACGCATGCTTGCTGCTGTTCGAGCTGAACGTCTTTATAGAAAGAAGAATCCTCAATGATTCTTCGAAGATAATTTGCATCTTTGTCCATCACAATACACAATTTTGATAAGTCAACTTGCTTTTTAATCTGACTCACCTCTTGTTTATTTTAGTTTCATGATATTGCGAACTCGCTCTAGGAAGTTTTGAACGGATAACCTTTAAATAAATCTTTTTCAAAATACCTGCAACTGGTTCTAAGATAAGTAATGTCCCTCCCTATTGTTATTTGATGTCACGTTCATTACTTCCCCCACTTCTAAAGTGCTATTGTTAAAATCCCTCTATTAATTATGGATAAAATATGAAATAAATCGTTTTCAAAAAATGCCCAATCAAATAACTGTTCTTACATGTATGACTATGTAAACAAATTCACTTGCCATCATTTCAATCACTTCCTTTCTTTTCCTACCTCTATTATAGAAATTTTTTTCTCATTGTTTCAACGCGCAAAATAAGACATTTCGTGCATATATTTGAAATAAAATGCAGAAAAACGTCCCTGTTTTATTCGTATTTAAACATCTTATTACATTTATTGTATTTACCTGAATTCGGTTTTTTTCCGTAATGCTCGTTTTTGCAAGCGGTTTTAAATTTTATGTGAAATAGATAATTTCATATTGCCTGTTCCAGATTTAGGATGTAAACTGGTGATGGTTAATTTGGTGATAACTTAATAAAAGGAGAGGTTAAGGTGAAGAAGTTTTTAAGCATTGTCATGATTTTTGCTCTTTTAGGAGTGTTGGCAGCTTGTGGGAGCAAAGAAGCGTCTACAAGTACAGAACAGGAGCCTAAGGCATCTGCTAAAGAGTCCGAAAAGCCGAAAGAAAAGGAAGTAAGCGCCGAGGAAAAACTCGCTCTTGAGTACATAAATGTATACAACAACGGTAAAGATGTGGAGGCTAAGAACAAGTTTGTTGAAGAGAAAGTTCACTCAGATACCAAACAATTATTTTCTCTCGGAGCTCAATCCACAAATAAAAGCAAGGCGATAGAAAACCCAAAAACCGAGGGTTCCAAAGACTATGAACACGGTGGCAAGAAAGGCAAATTGGTTTTGGTTAAAGGTAAAAAGCCGGATGGCAAGGATACTGAACTGATAGTCCATATTGTAGATGGCAAAGTAGGATATGTTTACGGTCCGGATGGCAAGGAAGAAAAAACAAAAAATGCGTATGCCGAGCTCAGAAAAAAATTCAATTAAATAAAGGAGAATATTGATATGTATCTTCTAGCTTTTCTTTGTCCTCCACTCGCTGTTTTTTTGTCCGGAAAGCCAGGACAGGGAATACTGAGCATAATCCTAACTATGCTTGGATGGGTTCCGGGGATAGTCCATGCTGTGATTATTGTGAAAGATAAAAAAGCAGATGATGAAATGTTAAAGCAGGTTAAATTAATGAATAGAATGAACATGAGACACTGAAGCCCTTCGGGGCTTTTTATTTTGCAAAAAACACATAAACTTGTTAAATAAAATAAACTTATGTTAAAATAATGGCATCAAGCATATACTAAAAATGACCGCAGACGCTGTAACGTCCACGGTCAGCAATAGCCGCGCTACTAGGCGGTCGGCTTATAGGGTTTTTACGAAATAGATCGCACTTAACCTTTGCACGGTGGGCGGTCTATTTTTTTATAAACGTTAAAAGCGCTAGAATAAACATTCCAAATAGGAACATCAATTGAAGAGCCTGAAACGTCTCCATTGGCATCACCTCCTTTCCGAGGTGATGCCGACCGCCCACGTGAGCCACTATTGCTTGTACTATTGTATCATATTTCCATTGATTAAGACTACATTGGATTATTCCTCTGTGGTCTTTTCGTTTTCCTCCGGGTCCGGTATATGCTCAATAACATCTTCAACTGGTACGCCGAAATACGTACAAATTTTATCTATTACCTCTAGTGATACATATTCTCCTTTGCCCATCTTCGCAATAGTAGACGGACCAAATCCAAGCGCCTTACGTAAATCTTGTTTGTTCATATCCCTTTCCAACAATAGCTTCCACAAAGGTTTATAAGTAAACAATTTAGGCCCCCCTTTCCCTTTTGTGTACTTTATGTATTTATAGTAATAAAAAATATACAGGAAGTCAAATAAAGTTGTTGACTGCAACTACAGTTTATGATACATTATATACAGGAAGTGAAACACAAGCTTCCAGAAAGGGTGAAAATGTTTGGAGTTACGAGATTGGGTACTACTCTTGACGGCATTAGTTCAACTCAGTACTGCAATAATACTTAACTTAAATAGCCGACAAGAGAAAAAGAAAAAAGGAACCAAACGCCGCAAGCCACGCAAACGTTAAAAGTTCCTTTGGAGGGGAAGCACCCCTCCACCCCAATCTTAACACAATAGCGGTAAAAAATAAATCGGAGGTAATATGCATGGACACAATTACATGGATCGTTGCCTTATCAGCTTTTGTACTTAGTATTGTTACGCTGATTAGAGTAGTTCGGAATAAATAAGCCGGTTGTAAATGGAGGGAATAAGGAATGGAAAATTATCTGGGATCGGTACGTAACTATTACGACCATCTGTCGGAATGTAAGGGTTCACCTGAAAACATGTTTGTAATCATTTTGCGTTTACTTTTATGGTCAGACCATTCGGATGTAGTGATTGTACAAAGAGTAAAAAACCTGGTCACCGCATATGAACAGGTTAAGTAGGGACAAAATAAATGAACACCATTTATAAAGTGAATCAAAGCCGTGGAAAGTCAGTGGCACAAATTGCTGAGATTTTAAATAATTGCGAACTACTGCTGCGGTTAGAGATTGAAGATTTAGGAAGTAAAATAGTTTTGCATGTAATTACTGATAGCGCAGTTGTACAATACACTGAGGTAAATAAAACAAGCATGATAGGGTTCCTTTCCAAACTTAGAGAGTATGCCATCTTTGCGGACGACATTGACGATTTGCTGGAAGAAGTTCAGCTGTGGGAGGAATAAGGAATGGAGAAAATTGATCCATATGAAGTATTTACACCCACCCAGGTAAATGTAATTAGCTGCGCACTTATCGGACGGGTTGTAGAAATCAAAAGTAGGATAGAGTTTTTTTGAAAATACCCACAACGAGGCGCAAGTGGGCGCATGCGGCGAACTTTTGAAGGATACTCTGGAAACCTGCGAATTATTTGACTTACCATTAGATACAGCAAGCAAAAAGTAACAAAAGAGCACTTAGGAAATGAATCCTGAGTGCTCTTTCTATAGCGTACTTCAAGTTAGGTTTCAAAATCATCTCTGGTATTTTTGTACTAAGCAAAATAAATTATATACAAAAATACAATACATGCATTAAACGGTAATGTAGCTACTGTGAACCAAAGTGCTTTTTGCTCCCGTGTATGTTTTTTGTTGAACAAGGTTTCCATAATAACATTAAGTATCGTGATGATTAAAACAACCAAAACATATCTAGGAATATTACTTGTGAACCTTGACGTTATTAGGTAAGAGAAAAAAATCAGTAGCCATAGATCAATTATAGTTAATTCGTATCTTTTTAGAATCCGCATTTTATTTCTCTTTATTTCGGACAAGCTAAACTACCTAGATAGTATAACGCTCCCGCACCTGTTGCGATTCCTAGACCAAGAGGGCCTGATACTCCTAATGCAAGTGCTAATCTTCCATATAGAAATGAGTGTGACAAGCCAATCCCTCCTAAAACGTCAGAACACCCAAATGTTCTTACGCCTGAGGCACGTTCTGCTTTTACAATCTCATTTTCAACTTCTTGTAATGCTTTAAGCAACTGTTCTTTTTTATCCTGTCCTTGCAATCCGAGTAACATGGTATTGAAATTGTCTACTTGTGATTGAATATCTTGTACAGAAAGTTCTAAATTATTGTTCGCTTCTAAAGCTTGCTTAAGTTTTTGCTTGTCTTTTATCTTCAACAAATCCCCGATTCTTTCCAGGTTATCTTTTACTACCATCGCAACAAGCTCTGTTTTCGAATCACTTTTCTCAGCGGCTACAACGGGATTTATGCCTATGTTCATAAAAGAAGTCAAAGCCATGAGAAATACCATAGATAAAATAATGCTTTTTGTTTTTCCCCATCTAACCAGATACATTCTCACCATCTCCTTAAAAATAATTTTTATTCCTTAATTTTACATATATGGATATAGTGAGTCAATGCTTTTTTTCATTCGCTTTAAAATGTATATTCAACAAAACCAAATCTCTTGCAGTTTAAATTAATGATGTGACAAGAAAGTTAAAAGAGCCTTGAGGTGCTACCTCAAAGGCTCCTTTCCTGTAATGGTGCTTCCATATACCATCCATATTGTACCAATTATTGAGTGAGGTGTTACTGTACTAATTCATGGTATTTCTTGATCAATTCATCAGTAATTTCGCAATTCATCCCGTCAATATATACCCTATCCCAAGGGCCTCCCGGACGATGTGTCTTTGTAACTAGTTGTGATGCTGTATCTTGTTTATATTTATTCAACACATCTAAAATACACTTTGCTGCAGTTATTCCGTATTCTGAAGAAACTATTCTCATAAAAGAAGGTGTGAATGTCAGTTCATCTTTACCAAAGCAAAATGATTCATCTTCTTTTTCATCGATAGTTGAAGAACCATGAACTTTAAAAAGGTTACGAACTTCTTCTACTACAGGGCCGAGCTTATACGCAACAATTGGTTCTTTGAATAGCTTTTTACCTGTAGTTCTTAAAAACTCTGCATAAACATAATACAGTAATTTTTGTAGTTTCAGTTGAGTCACAGACATGGTGGAGACAATAAATTTAGCTACATCAGATGCTTTTAATTCTTTATCTTCAGAAATATGTTTAACAAATTCATCCATATCACGGGTGACAAATACATCCTCAAAATACGAATCCCTGTCCACAACTGATTGCCAAGATGTTGAATGAGTCAAAATCTTATGAATACCTAGTTGGATATTCCTTTGTTTATCCTCAACTTTAGCCATGAATTTTCTGATCAATTCTTTATCAAGTTTTCCTTCAGAAGAATAATGCCAACCAATACGGCGACCCTCAGCATAATTGCTCGCTATTGCTATAAAATGAAATGCCATTTTCAACACCTCCTTTAATATGTTTTTGAATTCTTATATGTGTTAGGCCATTTTATGTATTCTCGCTTACTTTTATGTGTTTTGTGTGATTGTTCATTTGTACTCTCATCCGCTTTATTCCATATTTGGAGTTCCCAAGGAAAAGCTTTGTTATCGGAGTAAAAATAAACGTGGGTACCTCGGTAATTTCCATTAGACCTGTCTTTAATTGAGTATTTTGCATTTAGAGTTTGACATAAATCATTGAGCTTATTACAATTATGATCAAATCCATCAATAAATATCCTAAACCCTAATAAATCATTCAAACATTTATTTATGGGAACTTTCCCTTCTTCACTTCTTCCCGTCTTGTAATAAATCAGTTTATGCATAATCGATTCGGTTTGTTTAATCCTTATGCGCAAGTCCAAATCAGCATATTCATATTCCAATTCGGTTTCAACAATGAAGGCTCTAAGCATCTCATGATAGTTTTGGATTAATGAATAATAATCCTCGTTGACGATATTGAGTCCATCTTCAAAGGCATCTCTAACCAACTGTTTCTTTAAATTTTTTAACCGACTACTAAATCTCTCTAAATATTCATCTGAAAATTTTTTATGTATATCACTAATTGCAGTTATCAATTCTATTATAGGTATGTAGTCAATGTGTATAACAGTTACCCGAGGGCTGAAATCCATCCTTATTACCGCCACCAAATAATTGCTTTATTTTTCCTCTTAATTAAATGATATCACACTATGTCAAGTAATTATTGGCCTGTACTATGATAAGAAGGCGGATACAAGAAAAAAATGATATCACAATCTATGACTAGCAATATTGATGAAGGTATCTTAAACCCGCAGGCCGAAGCCCGCGGGTTAATCGTTATTACTCCTTCTTTACAGCATTCTTACCAGCACTATATAGCCCGCATGAAGTAAGACCGGAGATAATGCCATACATGATACCCGTTTTAAGATCCCACGGAGCCAAATATACAACGCCTGCCACAATACCCAGGATAACGGACAGAACCGGAGCCAGACGAACCGGCAGTCCGATCCCTTTCGCCATTTCAACAAGACCGACTATGATAGCTACAATGACAACATCTGTGATTTCTATATTCATATTGACCTCCTATAGGCTGCTCGCCAAAATGTGGTTGTTAAGCCATGCCAGCTCATCAACGGTAAGGCAACGGTTTTCTATTTTAACCATCCAATTCCAGTCCGTGAATAGTCCTGCATTCCAGGCTTTCCCCATATTGTCATAGAGCTGTTTCCACTGCCAATCTTCCAGTTGTAATGTTCTATTCATGTCGTCTTCCTCTCCTTCGTATGCTTGTTTGATCCTCTCTATAAAACTTGGTATTCTTCCCTCATCTAACATTCTGTGCGGGCAGTATTTACCACTCCAATGCTGATGTGGAACCACATTTCCAATAGGAATGCAAAACTGTTTCATTAGTTGGGCAATGACAATAGCCGCATTGTCCTCGGCCTTATAATATCGGCTTCCGCCCGACTTGGAATAGCAAATCTCTACGCCGATGGACTGACGGTTACCTGTTCCGTTCCCGTCTCCACAATGCCAGGCATTACGATCAAAAGGAATGCCCTGAACAGCTTCCTTATCGTCCACAGCAACGTGGAACGAAACCTCATTATTATTCCCGATCATATAACGGATCTCATTTTCTGCAGGAGCATCATTGGACGTGTTGTGAAACGTAATATATTTCGGTGCCATTTTATTCGGGCATTTAATGCCATATTTACTTGGGTCTACTAACATTTGTCTGATTTCCATCATTGGGCTTCTCCTTCCCCAGGTTTTCCTTTTAGAATCCCTTTAATCTCGGCAATATCACTTGAAAGAAGGCTAAAAGACTTAGCTTGCTCCCGAATGACTTCCTGGTTCTCACTAATGGTCTTTTGATACTCCTTCTCCCGTACTTCATTTTTCTTCATCGTGGTAAACAGCAACCAGATAAACAGAGCACCAAATATCCCGGTATTTAGCGCTGTATCAAAAAATTGTTCTTCCATTCATGGTTCCTCCTGTTTGAGCATAAAAAATACGCCTACTCGGCGTTTGCTGATGCCTTTACATCTACTTTGGCTATCTCCTCCTTCTCAGATTCTGTTATAAATTCCTTTTCTACCGCCCTCCCCAACTGATCCAATGTGACTGTTTCATTTCTCCAACAATAGTAAAAATGATTATACAGCGGGCTCCTCAATCCTTCTCACCTCCTAGCAACAGATAGTTAAGAGCCTCTTGCAAGGCTTTTACCTCTTCTGCCATAACTTTTAGCGGATCTGGGGGATCTGGGCGGTTTTGGATTTCCTCTATCTCCTCTTGAGATAATCCCTCTTTCCAAACCTTTTCCGAAAAGTCCCAAATAGGCGTATAGATCCGCTTGGGTAAAGGTTCAAAAACAACGCTTGGGTCTATGGGGACCTCTTGATCCAGAAGATTAAAATATTTCTCATCCTTTCGGACCAGAGCTAATGCTTCTATATATTTACCTGTTTCTTTCTCAACTCTACTAGCCTGTATGAGATTCATCTTTATCACCTACCTTTGCCCGTAAAATGCCGACGGAAATATGGAAAACGTAACTTTACCTGGTAACCCGTTACTTTCTATTATTACGTCCCCGGACGGGTAAATGCCGAGAAATTGAATAGACCTTGTGTAACCCTCCCAATTTATCATTACGCAGCCGATCCGCACGATTCCTGAGGGACGATACCCAGCAGGAAGGTTGAAAAGAGTGGTGCCAAAATCTGTTTTTCCTCCTTCGCACGTCCCGTATAAAAAGACATACCCAAACTGATCTTTGTAGTAGCAGACACCCTTTACATCCCCTGCTTGGATGTACCACCCATTTTGAAAACTAGGTTCCATTTGCCCACGTGGTTCGCCCAGAAACGCATACTTTCTTAGTTCTTCTCTCATTTCGAAAAAAGTAACAGCTCCGACATCAGAGGCGTTTATGGTTACATTTCCCGTTTTACCGTTTACGGATTTAACAGGAATATAAATGCCGCTTACTTTTTGGTCAGTATATTGCTTTGCATCGCTTAACGTTTTGGAGTCCTTTTGGTCGGCGTATTTTTTAGCTTCATTCAATGTCTCAACATCTTTTTGATCGGTGTATTGCTTTCCCTCAGCGAATTTTTCCTCCGTGTACTGTTTTGCTGACTGTGTGCTCTCAACTGTTTTCTGATCCGTATACTTCTTAGCTTCGGTCAATGTCTCTGCATCTTTTTGATCAGTATATTGTTTCCCCTCGGTGCTCTTCTCATCTGTATACTGTTTGGCTTCTTTTTTGGCTTGTTCCAGGTCATCCAAAGTCGCATATACCAGAGATTTATCAATTTCCGCTGAAACGTTCTGGGCATTGCCAACTATGACTATTACGTCAATGGATTTTTCAACAATATCTGCTCCGCCAGCAGGTGGGATATACTCTGCATTATCTCCGGCATTGCCGTAGCAATATAGAATTTCGCCTTCGTCTGGGTCCTGTGCAAAGATTCCGATCTCCCGAAAGTAAAATCCAGTTGTCACATCTTGATTGGATAGCACCGTTCCCACAACGGCCTTTCCCTCGGTTTGTATGTTTATCTTTGTGATCGGGAGTGTTTTTTTCTCATTTATTAGCTTGTTTAAAGCAAGAATAGATTGTCCCGCTAGTTGCCCATCCCCGATGCCAACACGAGTATACTTCAGTTCAACACCAGTCTGAGCTTTGGCTTGTAGATTGCGGCCCTTTGTTGTCATCAACAGGCCCCCAAATGCGCCCATCTAGCTCACCTGCCTTATTATCATTTTTTCTCCTGTATGCAAAACACAGCCCACGTAAAGGGACATTTCTTCCGTCTGGGAGAGGATCACCCTCTCTAATCGTGCACTTAGTCTCTTTACGGATTCGACCGCGCGGTAAAATTCTATAGCTTTACCCTGTGTCACCTCCGGATTGTTGGTGAGGACGCGAAAGTGAAACGGATTACCCCCATACTCAAACCATTCCTCAACCCTTCCTTCTCCGAATAGGATTGATACAAGTTCCTCCACAGCGCTCGGTGTTCCTTTTCGCCTGTGGAACGGGATAGACTTTTTCACAAGCTCCCGTTTTTGCTCAATGGGGAGCTTAGGATCATAGAAATCCACATGAAACTGATAAGCCAGCTCATTTACCTCTGAATCGGTCAATTCATCCAATCTGTCAAAAAGAGAGAGGTTACTGATTTCTGCGGTGATCTCTCTCAACTCTTCATCTATCGATTTAGCGGCTGCGGATATGGTTGGGTCCTTTCGTAGGTTTGGTGAGAGAATATCAAGCAAACTAACATTCTGAATGTTGATCATTCGGACAGCCCCCCGTAGGTGATTGTCGTCTTTGCGTCTAGTGCCACCTGCAATTTGCTGACCTCTTTAAACACCGGAGATACAATTTCTACCCGAGAAGCCCCGGCATCCATGATTCTGCATATCAGTTCGGAAGGATTGATATCCCGACCTAGCTTGGATTTTTGCCATAATTTATATTCTTCAATGGCTCTATTAATGGAATCTTGGATTTTTGTTGCCTCAGTGGCTCTACTATTGCTGATCCAGTATGTGAGTGAAATGTCATAGGATATGGCATCTGGCTCACGAACCGTTACTAAATCTGTCATTGGTCGGACGCGGCGATCATTTACCGTTTCTGCTACTTCATCAAGAACATCTTGTGTAGGCATCTTCCCCCCAGCCAGAAGCGGGACAATAACCACTTCGCCGGGTGCTGGAGAGTCTACCCCCACATCAATAACGGACGACCCGGCCGTCTTAGCCCAATGCTCGTATGCACCGGACGGACCAGCCACAGAAAAACTTTCCGGTGCACTCCTAATCCGTTCCCGGTAGGAATCGTCCGTTTCTTTTTCTGCCCCTCCAGCACTTTCTGTTGTATTCGTAACCGACTGCACAAAAGCAACAGGATCAACCAAAACTTTCAATTGCCCCGGCAAAAATCCATTCCCCACATCCCCGGAAATTGAACATTCTGCAACCACAGTCCCAGAAACCTTTCCTGCCTTGATTTCCAGCACTTCCTTTGTACTAAAAAATATCTTCCCATTCCCTCCTTGGGGAGCAACCCGCGTTTTTGCCGGAATGATTGTAGCGGATGTCAAAGGCATGGATAGCCTAAATTCAACCGTGGTTATAGCTGGGCTAGCCGGGAGCCGTTCTGTTTCCATGAATGCCCCCATGTGGTCAAGCACATTGCCGCGGGCGAACTTGATCAAGTTGGATTTTCTGGTCTGATTGATCAAGACACGCTGTTGTATGATAATTTGTGCCAATGCCATTAAAAAAAGCCGTTCTGGATCACCCGGAAACAGCTTTCTATTAGACAATGCCTCATACGTGGATATGATGTTGTTTATAGTTTCGTTCGGATCCTCGGATACAAACGATACATCTGGCAAATCCTCAAAAGTCAAGTTACCCCCTCCTTGAGTGTGAACTTAACAACTGGAACTAATCTTCCCGTGGCGTGATCCGTCTCTTTAAAATTGATATTTGTGATAGTTGCACGTGGTTCAAGCGTAGCTATAGCTGTTAGAATTCTAGCAGATAGTTTAGCCTTCACAATGTTTATAGGCTCGTCTAGGTCATCCATTGCAATACCAACGGTCGCGGCTAACGGTGCCGATCCTAATGGCGTTGATAGAATCGTCCAGATGTTTTGTGATACTTCCTCTTCCAAATTTGTTGGTGCTATGACAACTGCTCTTTGCTTCGATAAATCTACTTTATACGTCATAGGTTGTATACTCCTCCAGCGTCACATTCGCTGTAGCCACAAGGCAATTCCCGTTTTCATCAAAATACTCCCAATCCTGATCTACGCTTGTTACAGTCCACATATATACCCCCAAACCACCGCCACCAATAGTGAGCGGTACGACTTTCCCACTGCGGTCATATTCAACCAGTTTCGCAAGTTCTATCCGTGGGTTCATGCCGTAACGAACATCGAAGCGCATTGTAAAGGAGATGGTATCAATCCCGGGTCCTAAAAACTCCCTCACTGGCTTTCTCAAGTGGACATCATGCGTTGCCCACCGTGCGGCGCCGGACCGTTTGAAATCAGATACAGTTCGGATGACGTCCTGTGTGACTACAAAAGGGATTTCACCGAGCGCACCGATCATGACGAATCACCTTGCTTGATTTCACCGGAAACCTCCAAATCCCCGACGATCACAAAAGATTTTTTACTACGGTCATAGAGGAAACTACTGCCATCATCAAAATAGACCCCGAACTGATCGCTATTCCCCGGTACACTATCACCACTGCGGTAAAAGGAACCAAGGCAGTAGCCCGAACCTACACCACTGCCCATAAATACACAAACAACGCTATCTCCTACGGATGGGAGACTATTATCCTTTGCCCATCCGTTAGCAAAGCGGAGTACAGGGATTTCACTGGACACGGCTGATACATCTGAAAATGCCACCCGTACAGCATGTTTTTGGGTGTTGACGCTTGAAACTTTTCCAACACGAACTGAGCATTCCATACTACCACCCCAATACTTTCCTGATTTCTAAGTCAGTTGTATACCCAGATGAGCCGACTTTATGCGTTACACTCTCCGTAATATACTTTCCATCGAATCGCCCCCATCCGGACATATTCAATGTTATGGCTGATGAAAAACGAGCATCCCCGACAAGGGATATGCTGGCTTTTCCGGCTTCTTTGTTTTTCTCCCGCAGCCTGTTTTTTGCTACCCGCATAGCCTCGGCATACGAATCTACCTGCTCATTCACTCGTAGTACCGGACCGTTTTCAGGCGCACCAGGAGGAATGAAGGTAGCCGAAATGGTTTCATCTTCATTGTTTGTGTACGTCAGCACACAAGCACGATAAGCCTTATACGATGTTCCCCAAGAAAAACTATATGTCAGTATCCTATCATCCCCACGTACCAGCGTTGCTACAGGATCGGCCTTTTCATAGTCGGCCTCATCAAACAATACAAGCTGTCCCCCCGTCAATTTCACGGATATCCCTTCTTTGAGCGCAGTTTCATTCAAAAATCCCAGGTCAGACTGTTCATTTTGATCCAGCCTTTCGTAGTGCGGGTTATCCGTGGCATAGTAACCTAGATCCAATCCGGCACGACCTGCTATATCCTGAGCAATCGCCCGCAAGCTAATTTCCTCCCAGACCCGCGTTTGCTGTTCCTGTCGGATGAACGAGCTAACAGGGAGTGAAACAGCTTTGATACTTACCTTGTCAGGCGGGCCATCGAAATCGAATGTATCCACGTAGAAGACACCAGTAGGGTAATATTGAAAATCGTCAGTCCAGCGCCAGTGATACGTTCTTATGGCTGCTATGACTTGGTCATCCTCAGTCGGATTCCAGGGTCCTTGCCATTTCTGTCCTTTGTCCTCCAACGTTATGCTGATTTCGTCCAATTGACCAGGCGGAGCATCTGTATACGTAAATTCAATAAGAAATCTGCTTAGTTCCGTTGTAATGTCCACACCATTGTAATCGATGGTGACCGTTGCCCTTCTGGCATCAAATATTTCCGTCATGTTGCCACCCTCTTCCACGGTGGTAAACTACTTGGGATTTCGGCAGGACGAGAGGGCACGGCGAGCCGCACACCAGCAGAAAATACAACAGTGTTGACATGGTCCAGGTTGGCATTGATTAGAACCGTTAAGAGTTTTTCATCCTGATAGACTTTGTACGCCACTGTACTCCAAGTATCACCTTGTATGGTTGTATATGTCGTCATGCGAAACTCACCCTTTTTTGCTGACGTTTATAAGCTTCAAATTCTCTTTTAAAATCTCTTTCAGTTTTTTGCTGCATTTGCTGTACAGCCGCCTGATCAGCATTACCGTAAAAATTATAGGTTGGGTTGAAAATGAAATCCCCACCCCCCGCATTGTTTGGCTTTTCGGAAGATACCCCTAACATCCTGCCAGCTGTTTCGTGCAAATTTTTACTCCGGTTGGAATTATTAATAGGGATAATTACCTCAGGGTCTCCACCTTCACCAACCCAGGCCATTTCCGGCCTGCTGACAATACCCCCATCAGCGTACCCGCCAATAGTTGGTATCTCTGGAATGCTGAAGCCTAGCGTTTTGCCGCCACCTAAAAATTCGGGAACCCAATCTGGAATAGTCACACTAATGTTATTAATTCCACGAATGGCTGAATTCACCAAGTTAATAATGGCGTTTATCGGTGCGGCAGCTAATGCACCCAACCCCTTAAAAATTCCACCAAATATATCTACAATCCCATTCCAGGCTTTTTCCCAGTTTCCTGTAAAAATTCCAGTAACAAAATCTATGATCCCGCCAAGAGTCTGAAGCAAGCCAGAAAGTACCCCACCTACCGCATCAATCGCCGCGAGTACCACAGCTTTGACCACCGGGAATACAACCTGGAAAGCGTCCGCCAACATGTCAAGGACTGGCTTCACAAAATTAAACATGGCCGTGAACGCCTCTCCGACTTTTCCAGCTATGGATACGACTTGCTCCAAAACCATACCGATCACTGCGCTGACTTTAGGAAACACTTCATTCGCTAGATAATCAAAGATTTGGGACAAGATCGGCCATAGATTTTCATGAATATAGGCCACCACAGGTACAAGTGCTTCAGTAATCTTTGCCCCAATCTCCCAAAAAGCCAGGCTGATTTTCATCACCACGGGAATAAGTCCAGAGACTATCTTTCCTATCGAACCTATGACTGATGTGACATCCGGCATAATGTTTTTGAGCGTCTCTCTAAATCGTTCTTGGGCTGTGGAAATTTGATCGAACACGGATGTAATTTTCGAAACAATGGCTTGAGCATCACTATCCTCTATCCCGAAAAATTTCAAATAGTCCACCGTCACGTTTTGCATTTGTTGGTCAAAACCATTTTGCAAAAGGTGCCCCACATTACTGAAAACGCCAGACCAATCGATCCCAGCGATCTTGTCAAACACGGATGTGACGCTAGAGACGATCGATTCCGCTTGATCATCACTCATTCCAAACATTTTAAGGTAATTAACTGTCACGCGTTGCATTTGTTCGTCAAAACCGTTTTGGAACAGGTAAGCCAGATTATCAAAATGATCGTACAATTCGAGATTGTCGAAAATGCTGGAAAAGAAACCCTTGATTGTCTCTCCAACTGCCCCTAATACTTTCGGCAGTTTCGCAAACGTATCCCCAACCCATTTCATACCTTTTTGAAGGTATGGTTTGATCGGTTCCATGAGGGTAGCCATCGTTGAAGACACCGAGGATTTAAGACTATCTACGCTCCCGGTCCATGTGTCTTTCATCTTTTCCATGATGCCGTCCATCTTGGCTGTTTCCCCGGCTACCCCTTTTGTTCCTTCCTGCATCCCTTTGACCAGGTCGTCAATCGCTTTCGTGGACGACATCGTCCCGGAGCTGATCTGTTTTTTCATTTCGTCAACAGATTTCCCGGACTGGTTCGCAAGAATCTTCAACGCCGGGACACCCGCTGAAGCCAGGCGGTTAATCTGGTCCATAGAGAGCGTCCCAGATACCTGCATGTCCCCAAATGCCCCAGCGACTTGGTTTAATCCTTCAGCACCTTTTCCTGATGCGGCTGCCGCGTCCCCAATGGCTTTCAAGGTCGGCACAACCTTTTTGGCATCCATACCAAACGCTACCAAGTTTCTTGCACTTTCCGCGAGGTCCGGGAAAGCAAAGGGAGTGGTTTTGGCAAAGGCCAAGACTTCATCCAAAAACCCCTGTGCCTTTTGGGCATCACCCATCATCACGTTCAAGCTGACCCCGGCATTCTCAATGGCCGACAAACGATTTAACCCGGTGTTGACCAATGCCCCGGCACTCAGCATTCCAATTGTCGCACCAAAATCTTTCACGATACCTATGGCGGACGTGAGCGGAGCCGAAACCATGCTTTTTATCCCTGAGGAGATTCTGCCAAACGCGCTATTCGCAGAAGAAGCTGCACTGCCGAACGCCTGGCCGATTCCCCCAATAGCGCCTGTTGCAGCTGTGACCGAGCCCCGGAACATGTTCCCCATTCTTGAGCTTGCTGCCCCGGTCTCCTGGATCATTTTTTGCGTTTGCCCAAGATCGCCGCGAAGAGGCTGGGTCATGTTCCTATTTCGGCCTATTTTGTTGACCTCGTTTTGCAAGTTTTGACATGACTTTGCCGCTTCCGCAAAGGTTTTGCCAAATGCCGATTCAAGTTGAGCGCCCAGTTTGAAGGCTATTTGATATTCCTTTCCCACTTACCTCCCCTCCTTGTCCAGGAGTTCTTGTACATCCTTGATCCAGTAATAGAGGTCATTGATAGGAAGGCATAAAAAAAACTCCATGGAAGTCCTGGAGTAACGCGCCAAAGAAAGAACCATTATGCGCACGGTTTTTCCTGTGTTCTCGGCCAATCCTAAGTTAGCAAAAAATTCTGCGCCCTCAGTGTAACTTTGCTGAAATCCTTGGCTGGAAGATTTTGAATCAACTCCACTGGAACCTTGGCAGCACGAGCGACTACCAGCGCCAGATAGGGCTTAGATATTTCTTTCATGGGGATAAATTCGTTTGCATCCGTCACCGTCTTTAGCTGGCTTTCGCAGGAGAGGAGATCCCCTCCAGAAAGGCTATCGAAATCAAGTACAAGCTCCGTGTATTCCTTCCCCTCAAAGGAAAACGGTCGAGAGAGTGTATATACACGCTCATCGACCGCCTCGGAAGTAGCTACCTGCATAGCTTTATTTTGTTTTTTCTCACTCATATTTATTTCTCCTTTCGTTTTTCAATTAAAGACCGAGTTGTTCCCGGACATCTGCAAGATGGTCCTTACCATTTACCACAAATATAAAATTGAACTTATCTAGTTCAAGCAATACTTTTCCGTCAACAGACACTTTCAGATAGATCACTTCGAATTCGGTTTTTCCGTCCATCGTAGACCCAACTTCAAGCGACCCAAGTTCCGCTGACTTCGGAATGGCTCGAACACTGATCTTTGCACCTTCAGTAGCGTAAACTCCTGTTGCCGTATTGTAGGATTGCTGAGAAGCGCGGAAATCCAGTGCATGAGCTTCTGGCGCTAGGAGTTCGATCGCTGCCGGATCCATCGTGCTCCACGACAGAGAGCATGTCATGGAGCCAAACTGCCCCAAGACGGGGCTTTCCACTTCCCCGGCAATGCCGGCACCCTTGACACTGTCGGACAAGTATTCCAGGCTTGGCAGCTCCACCGTCGCGACTCCAAGAAATTGGCTACCGTTACGGTACACAGTGTAGCCCACAATCTTATCTTTTACCTGTTTCATCTTTCACCCTCCTTACCCAATTGCCGCTAAATACTGCGCGTCATATTCCACTACAAATTCAATGTCTTGTGCTGGGGATGGCGCAGCAAAGTAGATCCGGAATTTTAGCTTGCCGTCTACCAGGTTATAATCTGGATTGTCCTCTTTGTGGAATTCAACTCGTCCGCCCAAAATATAGCCCGATGCTTGTAGGCCGTTGAACCAGATGTTTAACGAATCCGTGACGGTCTCAATAAGGCGTTTATCACTTGGATCATCCAGGTGTTGCCAATAGGTGAGCGTCACATAATTTTGTATCCAGTCCATCATGCGCCTAATCGGAATAAATGCGTTTTGGGAATCGATGATCTCAGGAAAGGCTGCTGTACGATTTCCAAACGCCCTCCATCCGCCAATAAAATTCAGAGCCGTCACAATTCCCTGACCATTCAGGTATTCAGCTTCGTCCGGCCCCAGTGCTATCTCTTTACCATCATCAAGGACAGCTCCGTCAACTTGCAAAGGTTTGTTAGATGGTGAGCGGTAAGGCACTCCGGCATTTTCTTTGTCTGTTTGGCAAATCACTCCCGCTAATTGAGTGGAGAAATGATACACCTTGTCCGACTTGATCAATTTCGGATATCCTGCAATCTGCCTGTGTGAGTCATACTTGTTCTCCTTTTTCCATGCTGCCAGATCTGGGTATGGACGATCTGCGGGCAAATCAACGAGCGCCGTTGACTTGAAATGTCCGTTCAGATTTTCCCCTTTTACCTTCATGACAGCAGCCACTGCCGGATCACTAGAGAACCCAGGAGCCAGCAGCAAACCGGGGACCATCTGGAAACGGGGGAAGATTTGCTTGATAAGTTCCAGCCCCGTAACTATCCCCGTCTTTGGATCTGTCCCGCCGATGATGTCAGCAGAGGTAACGGCATCCAGTTTGTCATAACCCACGTTCAGTTTTGTGGCGTTTTCGATTGCCCCACCAGGCTTAATGGAAACTACCAAAAATCCTGACTTATTAAAGGCAAGCGTGTAATCCTTATCTTTTTGGTAAGTTGTATCCCCGTTAGTGGACTTTACGACCACACTGTCCTTGATAATTCCCTCTACCTGAATCGTTGCCATATCGTCCACAACTGGGATTTCTTTAGGGGCAACAGTAGTTTTGTGCTTGCTCGGGTCCAGCACGTTCACAAACACAACAGGGGACTGCTTGTATAACTGAAAATGCGAATACATCATTTCGCAAAGTGTATAGGATTCCCAGTCTTCCGAATAACCCAATGCCTCCACAGCTTCATTCCAACTTTTGCACAAGACAGGAAGATTCACGGGGGGTTTTTCCAAAGCCGTAAGGTTGACAGGTGCCGTGCCAAAAACGACCGGAAGGGTTGCCATTGGCGAAACAGGCGTAGGCACCGAAAACGGCGCTTCCGTTGTATAGATTCCGTGACGTTCTGCCATGTATTACACTCCTTTCTGGACTGCCATATAAGCAGCGTTCAATGTTGTCCCCGTCTGCATGATTTCCCCTTGTCTTGCAGGAAAATCGGCAACGGGCAAAAATAAAGAGCGCAGCTCCGGGATGCGCTCCAATTCAGCTTTTACATATTCAGGGATACCGCCCCGGTAGACGGAATACTGTGTAAGGCCATTTTTCATGGTTGGCCCTACATAAATAAGGTGTTCATCCTTTGGTTTTTTCACCGTTGGTTCTTGTACTATCTTTTCTTTTTTCAATCAAACACAACCTCCCTCAATATGGCTGGAACCGTCCATGTCGTAAGGATTTCCCCCACCCATTCCGGATATGGCTGCTCCTCGAAAAGCTTCCACTTCACAGGTCTTTCTATCTCAAACTTTCCGCCAATGATGCCCGTTTTTAAGAGTGCTTGTTTTGTCTTCTCTATCAGGCTCAGGATTTCCACATACCCGTTTTCCTCTTTTGCTTGTACACCAACAAGCATGCGGATTGTAACCTTTCCGTTGTCCTCTTCTTCAACTCCGTCCAACGCGCGAATGATCAAATAAGGGAAGTCACTATCCGGTTGCTTTGCTGGCCCTGATCCAGGACTGGGAGCTTTCGTTTGCGGGAGCCACCCAAGATGAATCTTTAAACTTTCGTTATCATCACCTACACCTACATGTTCAAATACATTCTCCAAAAATTGTTTCAGTTCAATAAGCAGCAAACTCGCGCTCATCTCATGATCCTCCCCAACCTTCTATTCAGCTCGTGATCAAGTCGCTCGCTCAGACGCTTTTGCGCCTCCGTTTCAATGTGTTTCTTTACCACATCGTTTCCGAGCATGATCGGCACCGGAGGCCCGTATAACTCTTTGATTGGCAACCGTTTTTTTCCAACGCGCTTGAAGGCTCCTACGTGTCCACCAACCTGGACAATAAAGGCGCTTGGTATAGCCTTCTTTCCGCCATCTTTTCGAACAGAAGCCATGACCGTTTTAGGTCGTTTTGGTGGTTTGCGTGGTGTTGTTTGGAATTTGATTAGGGGGATGTTTTTCCCTTTCCCTGTCAGGCGTAGGTGCAGATCGTCATCTCTGGTGATCTTCATGGCTGCATTCACGTCTTTTGCCTTGACAGTATACAATTCCCGAACCTTGCGGTTCGCCTCCGTCTTTATGCCCTGCCCAGCCCTTGTTAAGGCAGAACGGGCTGCAGCCGGGACTGCTTTTTGAACATCTTGAACCACCTTCATAGCCGCCTTTGTATCAGCGTCTATTTTTAACCTCATGCTACATTTGCCTCCAGGATGATTTTCAACATTCCTGCGTCAACGGATACTTTTTCAACGCTTACGCTGATACCGTCAAGATCGCTTCTTTGTCCTTGTGCAGGAATATATCCAAGCTCATCTTCTGCAACATGTACGATAATCTGATGCAAAGAAACCCCTTCTGCATATGGAAGGGGTTGGCCATCTAGGGTGAAAGCTTCTATGATCATCCAAACTTCGCGCCCATCCAGAATGTGCGGTTCAGCGAACTCGTCACGGCACATGAATGTTTGTATGTCCTTCGACATTTGTTCCTTGAATTTCATTTCTCGTCAGGCTCCTTGCCCACATACTCTGCTACACCCGCATCTACCAATTTCTTTTCCTCCTCTTTTTTTAAACCCTTGAGGATGGAACCGGGATCGTATTCTTTGTCATCGTGCCGGATTGACCAGATAGCCTTAATAGCCATGCTTTCCCCTCCCTTACAGCACTTTAGCTACAAACCAAGAATCAGAGTTTCCAGGCATAGGCAGTGGTCTGGAGCTTACTTGCAGAAACCGCTGTGCAGGCTCTTTCGTTACCCAGCTTTGAGGTACACGGGAACCGCGAATGGTAGAGAACTCTTCTTCTTTTGACACAATGGTAACGGCTCCGTAGTGCATCGAAAATTTAGCCCGTGTCGAGGCAATCGCCAAGGTTCCAGTAGGAACCATAGGCAGTTCTTCGTCGGTTTCGTCATCCAGATACCAATCATCATAGCTGTAGAGTTCAAGCCCAAGGGAAGTAATGGTTCCATGGTAAGTAACTCCATTTGCCAGTTGTTTCGGATCGATATTTGCAAGATTGATCCGTCTATTTTCAAGTGCCTTTTGAACCTTTTCGTTAGAAATAAATGCGGTTGCCACATCGGAAGCCATAATAACAACATCTGGGGTAATCCCGGATTTTTGAATAACTTGTAATCTCCATTTCCCTAAATCACCCAAAGGGTCACTCGCCGGATTAGACCAAACCGCAGTTCCGGAAAGGACCGCTTTATTGTCGAAATCAAAATCCAGCACTTGGTCTACACCATCACCTTTTTGAATGACCTTTCCTGTAAACAAAAGCTGCGCCCGCATCCATTCCTCCCGGCGAGTAATGTAATCGTCAAGCTCAACCAGATCTCTAGCCAGTAATTCCTGTGCCCGTTCCTCTGGGGAGCTAGTTTCAAACGGATTCTGCCCAAATAATTTCTTGTTTAGATCGATGGACGTAATCGCCCTCATTGGTTTGATTAGGGCCGGCTTAAAGAAGCTTGTGGTATACCCTTGACGATCCATAACCTTACCTGGCAATAGTGGGGAAACGAAAGGAGCCATTTTCCGCTTGCCCTTTTGGAATTCAACTTCCACTTGTTCCGTGTCGAATGGTGTCGACTCTGTAAAAAGAGTATCCCCCAAAAATGTATTCGCAGGCGGGATTTGGCGCACTGCGGAAATCAATGTACGAAGATCATAAAAGCTTGGCATAAGTTCAATTCCTCCTTAAACAGTTGTTTTTACAAAAATTCCGATTTCACGTAAAACGACTTCGTGTTTATCCACTGTGTCTGATCCACCAAAAATGAGCGCATCCTTGTTAAACTCTCCTGTGAGATAAACAGCTGCAGCTTTATCTTCTTTTGCATCTACGGTTTCGGCAAGAACGGCGTATGGCCTTTCCGATCCGTCTGTCTTACTGGAATCCACCGGGACCAGTTTGCCCCCTTCGGTAATACGTCCCAATACTGTCCCCCGGAGATAGACACCACCCGATTTTACGGTTTCCCCTTTGGATACAACCGGGCTAACTCCGCCCGCAATTAGATTGTCATATTTCAGCTCGTATTTTTCCGTCATGCTCTTTTACCTCCTCGTATTTTTTTCATTGCTTGTGCTAAACCAGAGGCTTTTTGTTCAACTTCTTCCGCTTCTCCTCCGGTTGCAGAATCTTGCGGTAAAAGATTCTGAATACCACTATCCTGGGAATCAGATAGACGCTGGTTGCCAGCTTCTTCGATTCTGCTTTTCTCTGCCTTCAAAATATCCACGGCTACTTCTTGCGCTGTTACTCCTGTTTCGTATTTCGCTTTAGCAATGACACCCCTTGCACTTGGAACTGCTGCCAGCTCATCAAGTGCCTTGATCCGACAACGTTCCTGTTCTATTCCTGCTTGCACTGCGGCTTTGTATAGATCGGGGTGACGTTGAGCAAACATGTCAAGTGTCATATCCTGGCTCTTTGGACTTCCTTTTTCTTTATTTTTGTCTCTTTCTTGTTTGGGCATAGCCAGCACGGCTTGCACCTTCCCTAAAACATCTGTAGACTTCCTTTCTTCTTTGGGAAGGTCTGGAGCCTGGGCATATTGTGACCAATCCATTTCCAAACCGTTGATAATGGCTGTTCTTCCTCTCAAACAAGCGGATATTTGCATGGTTTGCTCTTCTTCATCCGCAAATCCCTTCTCTACGGCTTGGACAGATGTCATCCATGTTTCGGAATCAAGCAGGGAATTGAGCTCTTCCTCTTGCAATCCTGTTTTGGACATATATACTTCTACCAAAGCATCCCTAATTGTATCCAGGATATCAGCCGTCTGCCTCAGGTCACTCGCTTCTCCCATTGTAAACGTCCAGGGATTATGCACCATCATGATAGAACCCTTTGGCATGATCACTTGGTCCCCGGCCATAGCGATTACCGAGGCAATAGATCCGGCAAATCCTTCAACTCGCACTGTCACTTTTGCTTTGTGTTCTTTCAACACCTGATAAATATGCAGCCCTGCAAAGACATCTCCACCCGGGCTGTTTAGTCTCACGGTAATGTCATCCACATCACCTAGGGCATATAAATCATCCCTAAACTGCTGCGGAGTGATATCATCTCCCCACCAACTGTATTCTGATACGTTCCCGTATAGGGTTAATTCTCCGTTATTGTTCGCTGTTTTCTTCATATTCCAAAACTTTTTCACGGCTTGAATCACCTCCTAAATTAGTTAAGCCGTATTGTTCTCGGAACGCCTTTTCCCTGGCAAGTTGCCGGATGTTCATTTCATAGTCTCCTCCGGTGAGTTCTGCGGTTTCGCGTTCCCCGGTGCTAAATCCGTTTTCTACTCTTTTTTCTGCTGCCTTCACCTCTTTAAGCGGATCGATTTGACCCTGTGAAGGACCGTGCCATTCCGCTTTTGTGTACGCCTTCCGAATCATCGGATCATCAAAAAAGCCGGGCGCTGAGATTCTCCCCTTCGCTACGGCTTCTGCAAACCATTCTTCGTATATGGGCTGACAAAAATCTGATGCTAACCATGCCCGGCGCATTCGGAACATTTTCCACGCTTCGAGTAAAGCTGCTCTAGACGCTGAATACGAGGCTGTGAAGTGTTTGACGAGCAATTCATAGGGGATTTCTAACGCTGAGCCTACCTGTCTGAGAATTGATGTCACAAACCCGTCAAACGCTGTATTGGGTCGTCCGGGGTTAGCTGTTTCAACAGATTCATTCGGCCCGAGACCTACAATTGCACCGTTTCCGAGCTTGTATATAGATTCATTTGTAAATTCATCCTCTTCGGCTCCCCCAAGGGGATCGGAGGAGGATTCTGTTTTGACAAACACGGTAAACATGCCAGACACAACCGCAGCCATCAACTCCGCATGGGTATAGGTGCCGAGCTGTTTGAGAGATTCAATGACCGGAGCCAAGATAGGCACGCCTCGCCGTTGTTCCGGGCGCTCTGCCTCCATCAGATGCAACACGTTCGGCCGCCCGGTTCGTTTGCCGAGGGCTTCCACCCGGTTCCATTCCATTTTTCCCATTCCACCGGATGCAAGCGGATGCCTGCTGCTGAACCAGTACGCGATAACTTGTCCATCGGAATCTACCTCTACGCCTTCCTTGATGTCCTTGTCTATTTGTCCTGTAGCTGGATTATTACAGCGATCTGCTTCAATCAGTCTCACTCGCAAGTCGTACAAGGCATGTTTTCTCGGCAGTACTGGAAGCAGAACGAAACAGTCTCCAGACATGATCATGGACAAGAAAGCTAACTGCTGAAGCTGGCAAAAATCATTCATGCCCATTACGTCGCAGTCTTTTGAATCCGCCCACAAGGCGAATTCCCTTTCGATCGTTCGTTTGAGTGTATTGGTTTCCTGTTCACTCAAACCGAGAAAATCGGCATCTAGGGATGGCTTAAGCTGTAGCCCTGTGCCTACCACGTTGGTTCTGGCTGTTTTGAGTGCGCCCGTTGCTAAAGAGGCTCCACCCATGTATAGATCCCGGGATCTTTGCCTCAAAACCTTGAGATTGTCTAAAATATCCTCATCTGGCGAGCCTCCGGTGAAGTTCCATCCTTGTAGAGCCTTTTTGATGCGGCTGGCTCCATGGTGACTATAGCCCGAGTTCATGATGCTACGCTTCTGCCTGGCCACTTCCCGTTTTAGAGCCCATCCAGGGGAAACAGAGGATATAACACGTTCGAGCATATTCATATGTCCATCGGAATGCCACGGAAAATACGAGAACGCCTTTGTGGGTTGTTCAGTTTTTCTATTTCATTTCGCCAAAATTGGATTTGCTTCCGGATTTCAGGTAGATTGGCCCGTGTCAGTGATCGTCCGGCTATGGTATATGACTGAGCAGATGCAACAGCCATTTCAGCTTCTAGCCAAGCTTTTAAATGTGTTTGTGCTTCTTGTAACGTCCACATTCCTTTTCACCTCCCTTCAAATTCCTTTGCTAATCATTCCCCGTCGCTTGCGTTTCGGTTTAGGTGCAGAGCCAATAATTTTTTCCCCTGGTGGAGGCAGAGGTTTATCCAGATTGGGCTGTAGGATCTCAACGGCTGCTCTATTGTAAACTGCAAGATCAAGCGGTTCGTTTCGACTCCGTACCTTTACCCAAACTTGGTAAGGGACTCCCATTTTGTACCTGGTCCGCACTTCTTCTGCTGTCAGACCATCGAAATACTCTTCGTTATACCCTCTATCCTTATCCCGTGTTGTAAGTGGGAAGTGACAGTATCCGGGTTGGTCTGGCTTCTGTTGTAGGAGGGACATGACTTTTGATTTCCCTTCATCAACGCCCAAGCGGACAACAGTAGCTTTGTATCTGTTATTCGTGGATGTTCCCGCCACCAGAGGTAAGTAAGTTCCGTTCCCTGGGCTTTCTCCTTTGATAGCAAATACACGACGTGAAAGTCTCTCTTTGCAAAATTTGTACACCTCATTTGTAAAGTGCCCACCTGAATCCATACAGGTAATAGCTATACGAAACTGCCTGCCCTCTTTGTCTTCCCAAGTACGCTGCAGGAACTCGTCCAAGTCGGTCCAAACCTGAGGCTGTTTTAGGTCCCCGTAAATTTTGTGGTACTGTATGCGCCATGATTCGTGACCAGCTCCCCAGCCCATGATCTCAACTTCGAACCTATTGTCCTGAGTATCCACTGCAGCCGTCAAAACTTTCACACCCTCTGGAACATCAGCATGATATAGCTCTCGGCGGTTCATCAGGACGTTTTCATCAATCTTTTCGCCCTTCTCTTCCCATACTTCTGCAAGAGTTGTATTGACCCATACCTTCATAGCTTCAAAGTCGCCCTTTTTCATAAGCTTTTCAGCCTTTTTGAAGTTATGGACAATTTTCTCCCACGGGGAAAAAGTGCTTGCAAGTTCGTTCAAATGGAAGCCACGAGTTGTTGAATGTTTTTTGCGGGCAACCCACTTCCCGGTTTCTTCTGTCCCGGCCTTCCACTCTTGTTCACCGTGTAGGGCCCCACATTTTCGGCAAGCATGTTCTACCCTGATGGTCTTTTTTCTTTCTTCGTCGTACTCAAACTTAATTTGTTTCCACGAGAAAGGTTGATACTCTTTGCAACTTGGACAAGGGACGCACCACTCTTCCATTGTGCTATCTTCGTAGTCTTCTTCAATGCGCGACGAACCTTTTATTGTGGGTGTCGATACCTTGATGATTTTGCGATTCCAGAACGTTGTTGTTCTTTTCGCAACCAGAGAAACTGGGTCCCCCTCAGCACCAGCAGAAGCAGGGAAACGATCAATTTCATCACAAAGAGCAATTCGGATGGGACGAGATGCCAAAGAAGCTGGAGAGTTAGCCCCAGCTAAAGTGATTTGGCCGCCTGGAAACTGCTTATGAAGAATTGAATTCCCGCTATCCCGGCTTTTTGCCTGACTCACGGCTTTTAATTTTGGAGAATCCCGATACATGGGAGCCAGTCTATCCTTTGAAAAGGATCTGGCCATTTCCAAGGTCGGATATACCGCCATGATCGAAGATGGATCATGCTCTGTGAAATATCCGATTGCGTTAAGAATAGCTTCTGTTTTACCAACCTGAGCGCTCCATTTAAAAACAATTGTTTCATATCGCAGATCAGTAATAGCGTTCATCGGTTCTCGTTGATAGGGCGCTCGTGAAGTCCTCCAAGGACCAGGTTCAGCCGATGCCTCAGAGGATAACATTCTATAGCGGTCAGCCCATTCAGAAACCGTAAGATCAGCAGGCGGAGCAACGAATCTGGCTATTTCACGGAATAGAGACCTTGTTTTACTCCTCTGGTCCATTTCGATAACCTTCTGCAAATTTATCTGGATCGTAATCAGCTAGTGTTGTGAGAGCCGACCTCATTTCCTTTGTTAGAATGCCTGTAACGTCCGCTAATTCTGAAATATTTAGCAGCTGCGGGCCTAATTTCGTTGGAATCCCGAGTATCCTTGAACGGAAAGAGGTGAGCATATCTGCCATTTCTGCCCTCACATCCTCAGCCCGGTGTAACTCCCCTTTCATGACCGCCAACTCCAGAGCCGCCTTTTCCTTTTTGATTCGTTCATGTTCGGCTTTTTCATCTCTGTAACTGATTTTTCCGTTACCAGACTCCCCTTCAACATGCTTGATATACGCCTGAACAGCTTCGCTCAGCACATATTTCCCCCGGTTTACTTGCTCCAAAACCTTTTCTCTTGTCAACTGGCGTACCCATTGCGGCGATTTGCCGATGATTGCAGCTAATTCTGACGTTAATACCTCTTTTTCATGAATATTTTCCCCTTTCGCCATGGATTGCACCTCTACTTTCGTTTTTCTGCATTTTTTAGTCAAACATGCTTAATTCGAAGTAAAAAATAAAAAAGCTCCCCATTGGTCTAACCAAACGGAAAGCGAAAGTAATTTTTCAAAATTTTAACTAGCTGGATTTCGGGCTCACGCGCACC